AAAGATGGTTTGCTTTCTGAACAGGGAAGTTACTATCTATTTCGAATTTTCCTTTAAATCAAGGAAGAGAAAAGTAATTCCCAGGAGAAAGAAAAATGTTAGCAGTTAGTCTAGTCTTTGGTTCATTTTTGACTATTCTATTTCTTGTAGTGGGACTTGTGATTGGGTGGACTGCTAGAGAATACATGATGAACTATCGGGAAGTACCAAGACCTCACCCCGAAATGTTTGACAATCAAGGAAACTTGATACCAGATGAGGTGATTGCATTTAACTTTGAGAACTATCATGACTACGAAATCAACGACGACGAAGACGACGAGTAAACCAAAGGCGGAAGTTGTTAAAGGTCCATCACAGACTCTTCCCAATCTTCCAAAAAATCCTTTTGTTTTTGAAATTTTGGATGTTGTTTCCAAACAAAAAACTAAGGCAAAGAAGATTGCTGCACTCAAAAAATATGAGGAAGTTCCTCTCAAGACTATCTTGATTTGGAATTTTGATGAAAGTGTGGTGTCTGCTCTCCCTCCTGGGGATGTACCTTACTCTCAGTATGATGAACAGACGACACAAAGTGGAACTTTAAGCACAAAGTTGACGGAAGAGATTCGTCGTATGCACGAGACTGGATCTTTTTCTCTTGGTGTTAGTGACCAACAAGGACGAACGACGATTCGTAGGGAATTTAAAAAGTTTTATCACTTCGTCAAAGGTGGTAATCCTGCTCTGAAGAGTCTTCGTAGGGAATCTATGTTTATTAATCTTCTTGAGGGTCTTCATCCTCTTGAAGCCGAGATTATGTGTCTTGTGAAAGATAAAAAACTTTCTGATATGTATAACATTACGCAGGAAATTGTTTCAGAAGCATATCCTGATATTAAGTGGGGTGGTCGTTCCTGATGGGAAAGGGTATCAATATTATCCATACAAATTGTGACCCAATTGCTGCTGATGACAGGAGTCTTCCAAGAGATTCTTATTTGGTGACTTATGGTGATAATGAGCAGCAAAAATATGATGTTGTCCAAGGACTTCAATCTGATATCTTTGATCATTATTGGGATAAGTATCGTGATGTAAGAGGATTAAAATGGACAGAGGGGACAATTAATCCTAAGATGTGGGGTTATAAACCTTCAGATTCCAAAAAGAAGAAGTAATTTCCCAGATCGTCGGAAAAAACTCCGGTAAAATTTTTGGTTTGTAGGGTTTTGTATCATAAGTTACAGAACTTCTTGACTATATACAGTATCAAGGGTATAATACCCTTACGTTCATCCCCCGAAAGGAGGACGCAAGTAAGCCGACTCGGAACGGATCGTTCATCCTATGTTATCATTGCTATCTGTCCTATTCATGCATGTTCCACCTGAGATGCATCTTAGGTGTGAGGACTATGAATGGTTGAAGGAAGGAATGGAGTCTTCTACTCTCTTCACTCCTTCTGAGAAGTTTGAAATCATCCTTAAGTGGATGGAGCACACTGATCCAGCATGTTTTGATAACAGGGACGCAAAAGCCGACTGAAGGAACGGGATTAACCATCTCATTTCTTTGGAGTAGAACAATGTCTAAAGTCGTTTACCGTGGACAATCTTACGATACTGAAGAGCGTCGTGAGACACTGAAGCAACTGCAACAAGAGCAGTGGTTCAGCGAGATCTATCGCGGAATCAAGTTCGAGAAAAACCTTTTCAGAGAGAAGTCAAAATGATTGGAACACTGGTAGGATCATTCACTGCCTTTTCCGCCGCATTTTTTCTTCTAATCTATGCAGAGGTCAAGTTGCTAAGTAAATAAGATTCAGAGGGTTCTTGACGAACCCTCTTTTTTTGTGTAAAATGGGTAGAGAGAAATCTATTCTATGGACAAAGAAAAATTAAAACTGATTGTCCGTAATCTTGAACTGTTGGTTGATTCTCTGAAAGCAGAAGTTTACTCTGACACACAGAGTTATTTGACGTATCAGAAAGATCCGACATTACACGATTACGACGAGATCTTTGAAGATGATGATGGATACCCAGACTAACGAGGAACAAAAAATGAGTGTAAAACTGATCAGTGTGACGCCCGATGCCGAAAAGACGATGGCATATGTGGCACGAGTTTCTAATCCAGCAAATCAAGAGAATGAGAACTATGCTGGACTTTTGCGTTATTGTATCAAGCACCAACATTGGAGTGTGTTTGAGCAGGCATTTATGACTTTGGAGATTGAAACAAATCGTGGTATCGCAGCTCAAATTCTCCGGCACCGCTCATTTACATATCAAGAATTTTCGCAACGCTATGCTGATTCTTCCTTGATTTCTGATTATATTCCTGTTCCAGACCTTCGTCGTCAGGATACCAAGAATCGTCAGAACTCTATTGATGATATTAGTGAATATGAAAAACTGGGTCTTCAAGGTAAGATTCAAGAGCACTTTGCAGAGGGTATGCGTCTCTATAAGGAACTTCTTTCTCACGGCGTGGCAAAAGAGTGTGCTCGTTTTGTTCTTCCTCTGGCAACTCCTACCCGTATCTACATGTCCGGTTCAGTGCGTTCATGGGCACATTATATCTCTTTGAGATCTGCTAATGGTACTCAAAAAGAACACATGGATATTGCCAATGAGTGTAAGAAGGTGTTTACCGAACAATTCCCCACAGTTGCAGAAGCACTGGAATGGGTCTAAATATCTTTATCTTGAATTTCTAACAATGGCAACATATCCCGTAGTGAATAAAACCACTGGTGAGCAAAAAGAAGTTGTGATGAGTATTCACGACTGGAATCAGTGGTTAGAAGATAACCCAGACTGGACACGCGATTGGTCCGATCCATCCACTGCACCGATGGCTACCGATGTTGGTGAATGGAGAGATAAACTAATTGCAAAGAATCCAGGATGGAATGAAGTGCTTGCAAAAGCATCAAAAGCACCAGGAGCAAAAAATCTAAAAATCTAGTATGGCAAGAAGAAAAAGAGCGTCTGCAGAGCAACCAATTGGGGTTGGACTCACGGCAAAGCAGATGAAGCGGAAAAAACCGCTGAGTTCTGACTATTTGGTCGAAATTGATCCACTTACTGATAATCAAAAAAAACTTTTTGATTCATATAAAGAAGGAAAACATTTAGTTGCCTATGGATGTGCAGGAACAGGAAAGACCTTTATAACGCTCTATAATGCCCTTAGAGATGTTTTAAATGAATATACCCCATATGAGCGCATCTACCTTGTACGCTCTCTTGTAGCAACCAGAGAGATTGGTTTCTTACCAGGATCCCATGAAGATAAGGCAGACATTTACCAAATTCCATATAAGAATATGGTGAAGTATATGTTCCAAATGCCTTCTGATGCTGACTTTGAGATGCTCTATGGTAATCTCAAATCACAAGAGACTATCAAGTTCTGGAGCACTTCTTTCCTTCGTGGCACTACACTTGATAATGCGATTGTGATTGTTGATGAATTCCAGAATCTCAACTTTCATGAACTAGACTCTATTATTACTCGTGTTGGTGAGAATACCAAGATTTGTTTTTGTGGTGATGCCGTTCAGTCAGACTTACAGAAGACAAATGAGCGTAATGGTATCGTGGACTTTATGAGTGTCTTGCGTAAAATGCCATCCTTTGATATGATTGAGTTTGAAGTTGATGATATTGTCCGATCTGGACTGGTCAAAGAATACATTATTGCTAAACGAGAAGCAGGTTTTTAATGTTCAAACATGTTGATATTGAGCTCCCTCAACTTGAGAGGGAGACTATTGATGGAGTAAGATATTACTCCGTTCCAGATGAAGAAGAACTTCTCCGACTGGTCTCCATTACATCGGTGACCAGTCATTTTAATAAGGAGATTTTCGTCAACTGGCGTAAGAAGGTTGGTAATGAAGAAGCAGACCGTATCACAAAGGCAGCAACAAGTCGTGGTACGGATATGCACACACTGGTAGAACATCACCTTAAAAACGAGGATCTACCAAAAGTGCAACCGATTTCTGATTTTCTCTTTAAGATCTCAAAATCAGACTTAAATCGTATAAATAATATTTACGCCTTAGAAGGTTCCCTATATAGTAAGCAACTGGGCATTGCTGGAACCGTTGATTGTATTGCCGAATATGATGGCGAACTAGCAATAATCGATTTTAAGACTTCTAAAAAACCAAAACCACGAGAGTGGATCGAACACTATTTTGTACAGTGCATGGCATATGGTTGTATGCTGTACGAACTGACTGGAATCTCAGTCAAAAAACTTGTAATCATCATGGCTTGTGAAAATGGAGAATGCGTCGTCTATGAAGAACGAGACAAATCAAAGTACATCAAACTTCTCACCCAATACATTAGAAAGTTTGTTAGAGATAAACTGGAACTCTATGGAACAGAATAAAGAA